ATATTGATGAACCATTTAGTCGGTATCTAATAGTACTAGAAGATTGTCCAGAAATTTCTGCTAACTCTTTCACAGTGTAATAACGACCGTTGACTAGATCTTTTGACTTACCCTCATATAATATTTTCTTGGCTTTAAATAACTGTGCCATGTATCTCTCCATCGTAGTAGTAGCCTAATTTATTAAGATAATACTCTTTCATCATTTCTCGATCTTCAGGATCAACCCAGCTTATGTCTGCCAACTGCATCTCAGGGGTTTTATCTCTTAGCCTGTTTTTCTTTTTAGCTAGTGGTGAGCTACCTCCTCGATCTTGCGACCTTGATAACCAACGAACAACGAAGCTCTTTATACCCCTAGCCGTCTTTCTTTTTGTAGGATTAGCGTCTAACCAAGACTCCATCGCCATCAATTCTTGATGTACATCTACCGCTGGATATGCTCTTTGCCAAGCAATAATGTCCGTTTCTTTTGGTTGCCATACCTCTTTAGTGTTTAATAACATAATTACCCCCTATTGGAATTTGTGTTGCATTAACCTTGCCCATAAAGTTTCTATTTTAAATAATTCATCATGCTTTAAATATAGCCGGTCGCCATAACCAAAATTGTGACGATGACAATCAGTCTGAAAACTACCTCTATCCATCCAACCATTAACACGCATTTTGTTTGCATCATCAGTGCGTCCAACAAGTATGGCTATTTGTGATTTAAATTTTTCCATAGAATCGAAAATCAAATTTCCGTACTCATCATTAGTAAATTTAACATCTATAGTAAAATCACCGAACCATAAATCTACACCTCCGTCTGTTGCAACATTTACGGTCGGCAAATCTAAGTTAAACAACCTAGCAATCGCAAACTCTGCTTTAAATCCGTAAACATTAGCCTCAGTTCTTGATTGTTTTTTATTATCAAGCCTTGGCGCAAATCCTTGCATCTCACAAAGTTTAACAGTGTCAGCACCCATTAATTGGCAAGTGTGAGCATCTTGTTTGCTTAACCTTAATATCATATAAACCTCCTACAGTTTTAAATTTACTATGGCTCGGTCAAGCCTCGCCTGTTGTTAAAATAAATTTCTTGATATTTCTTGATTTTATTAAAAGCACTTTAAACCCTTTTACTTGTCAGAGTAAAATTTACGATCTGAGGGCTTTGCGACTCAGCGGTTAGTTCGTATTCGTATCGGATATCCAACCTATCCACAATCTAAAACCGATTAAATTGTAGGGCCATGTCTGGAGGGTCAACGGCGATCATTCTCGCTCATCACGCTCTGACGTTTAATTTCAGGAGTCCGTCAGCCTCAAGCCCGAATACTTTGTTAATTAAAAAACATCTCAACAAAAATGTACACTTACACTATATAATTAAAAGTTATAAAAGCATCTACGCTTATATCTAAAGCATCACATACACGCTGTATCGTGTGCAGTTTCATGTTAGATTGAGTGCGCCAGCGCAAAACTTGTTGAGGAGATGTTTTAGCTATTTTAGCAAACTCTACACTGCTAATACCTTTCTGTTCTTGAGCGGCTATAACGCATTTGCCTACGTGAATTAATTTCATTAGTTTGAATCCTATGTTATATTTATTGCGTCACTTCCCCCGAGTGACTTACCTCCTATGGTTTGCCCCCCGCAAGGGGGGCTTTTTACTTAGAAAGGGATGTCGTCATCAAAATCTTGATCCGCAGTTATATTGTTTTGCGTTACGCTTGCGGTTTGTTCAGTCGATTGTTGCTTTGGAAGCTGAACATCTTTAACAATACAGCAAACTTTTTTGTTTTTGACTCCTTCTTTTTCCCACTCATCAACAGACAATTCACCTGTCACAGTAAGTTGCATTCCTTTTTTAACATAAGGGGCTAACTTTTCTGCACGATCATTAAACATTTTGCAAGTAACCCAAGACGTTTTTTGATTCTCACCCCACCCTTGGTTTACAGCAACATTAAACTGGCCTATTGCCTTTCCATTTGCTGTATGCCTTACCTCCATGTCGCTTCCTACATTGCCGCAAAATACCATTACATTAATACTCATTTTTTTAACTCCTAGTTGGCTTCTCTAAATTCACTTGTTTTCATTGTTGCTCTTTCTTTTGTCGTAAATACACCGCCCTTGCTAGGGGCAATCCACAATAACTCTTTCTCTGTTGTTGATAATTCTTTCCATGCTTCATTAGCTGTTGCGTAGTCGCCAGTAGCAATCCCATCTTTAATAGCTTTAACGCTTGGCATCAAATCCATAATCATATCTTGATACTTTTCTTGCTCTGACTTTTCTCCTCGAAGCATTGCAGATTCAGCATCATCATCAGCAGTTGGTATACCTGCGATAGATTGCAAAGCGTACCGTCTTGCGTAGGTTATTGCAGAGCCAGAAGCCTGTGGGTCTTTCTTGACCGTAGGCAGGGTGTACTCCATCTCTAGCCATTGACCAGATATGTGCATCAACCTAGTCGATACTCCAACTCCATGCTCGTTGCTAACAGGGAACTGGGTATAACTTAAACCGTTATCAGAAAAAGGTTGTTTGATAGCCTTGATAACTGACGTTAAATCGGCATAACTAGATTTGAAAAAAGGATTAGAGCTGTCTTTAACAGCACCTCCCATTTGACCTTGCGCGTTACATAATGCGCTTGCCAGTTCATTGATTAATTCACTTGACTTCATGTTGACCTCCTACAGTCTCTTGTTTTGTGTACTGCTCACCATAACCTAGCTCGTAAGCCTTTGATTGACCCTCTAAGGCAGGGTAGCCAAGAACGCAGTCATACTCACCGCGCTCATAGTCGTTTAACTCGTTGATATTCATATTGCCTCCTACAGCATTTATTTTTGAAGTTGTAAAAAATAACGTCTACGATCATGTATTACAGATTGACTAATGCCATACTGAAAAGCTATCTCAACAATTTTTGATAAAGTTAATTTTCTTTGGTTCATTAAATCAAATACAACCGCATAAGTTTCCCACTTGCTAAAATTGTTAAATGCGTTGTGTGCTTTACATTCTGATTTTGTCATTTTTATTGCCCTTGTTTTATTGATTGAGGTTACATTATGGACTATGCAATCCTAAATGTAAACTGTTTTGTTAATTATTTATACGAAAAAATGCCCCGACTAGCGAGGCATATGGATTTAGTAAGACCAAATAGAGGAGGGGAAACCATCCTCTTCTGTGCAAACATCTAAGTGAATAAATCTGCCAGTGCCTTTCTGCTGTACACCGATTCTTTTAACACCATGCTTCTGTGCCACTCTAATGATCTCTAAGGCGTTTTCTCCAGAACATAATATATCTACTGCCTTTCCGTATGTATGCGATCCTAGACGCTCTTTACGCGCTTCTATGGGGTGTTCTGGTGAACGGTAAGCACTCGACAGGGGAAAGCTAAATCCACACTCGTGTCTTATCTCGTTTAACATTTTTAGGAAGTCAGGATCAAACCCTTCTTCTCCTGTTGCTTTGCATTTTAATTCTTTAGGTTTAAAGTAATTTAGTGTTTCTTTTTTCTTAGTCATTTTCCGACTCCTTTTATGCGCTCTGCGCTACGTAATCCACCAAGACCTAACATACCCATCAAGACAGGTAGCATAACAGATGTATCAGCTTGTGGGATATCTACACCAAAACCAGCGGCTAAAGGTGAGACTAGGAAGTTGACTGCGAATCCAAGGACACAGACCCATCCTGTTGCTGGTCGCCAGCTAGATTGAAACCAGTTGCCTTTAGCTTCTGCTTTGTTGAGCTCAATCTGAGCGACTGCGAGTTCCTGCGCGTGGCGTTCAGAAAGCGTTGACAGTTCAAAAGCAATCTTCTGTTTTTCGGAGGCATCAGGTATCCATTTGTCAAGCAAACCAGTAACTGGCTGAATAAGGGAGGTTAAAAGATCCATTACATTATCTTCTCTAATACGAATAGACCAATGATGAGGGGGTACATACCCCACAGCATCATCTCAGTCTTTTTAAACCTAATAGAACCCTCATCAAGGCGCTTCTCAATAGATTGGAACTTCATCTCTATAGCTTCCATTCTTACCGCACATTCACGCTCATGCGCCTCAAGTTTCAAAAGTGCCTCTCTGACGGTTGCCATCAAGAATTCTCCACTAGTATAGCTTCAATAAATAAAGATACTTCGTTATTAGAAGCACTGCTTTTTGCCTCAAATTGAAAGTCAGTTTTCTCTTCAATTTTAAAAGGGATTTGTCTATCAAAGCTAACTTGTGACGTTGAAAATGTTGACTCTGCTACACGTAAAATTCTACCAAGATGTGTTTTTAAAACATTGCGAATAGTAAGATACTTTTGTCCGTTATTTGTTCCAGATGTGCAATCAATTCTAAATAAATAAATACTGTGATTAGCAGGGACTGTGTAGACAGATGATTGTGTTGTGCCTAATTCAGCTTGTATAAAAGCATAGGTAACGCCACCATTACTCATAGTAATATTGCCTACATTAGAGCCAGACAAGATTATTGCTGAGTTAATTCTTAAAAAAGATTTGGACGTAGTTACAGCACTTGTACCAGTTAAAGTAACAGTCTCTGTGATCTCTACGTAATTAGCATCTAAGCCCGATATGAAAACGTCCATAGTATCTGATGAGGAAGAACTTACAACGCTCATAACAAGCGCAGATGATGGATAGGCGTAGTTCCCACCATTATCCCACAAGGTTTCAAATGAAGTACCAACCGTCCTATTGAAACCAAAGATATTTATGGGTCGTGAATCCCATATATTACCTTTAACAACATCATGCAGAAAATTAGGAGTAGGTCGATCTTCATCAAACTGGTACATTAGTTTTCCTCGTCTACCGCTTCATCAGTTTCTAACTGTTGTGTTAGCATATTCATAAATGCATCACGGCCAACACTTAACTGATCTAAGTTAAAACGAGTGCTTGCTATCTTTCTGTCTAAGTCAGCAACATGATTAACCATTGCTTGTTGTTCTTCAGACATATCTTCTAGGGTGTAATCTACATCATTGATCGTAATGGGAGTTGTTTTTTTCTCGCCCATGTTAATCTCCTTTAGGTTAGTTAACTTCTATTTTAAAAAAATACTGCATATAGTGCAAACCCAAAAATTACAAGGGCTAGTGCAAGCCCCCACCAAGTGTCTGATCCCCGTGTCCAATCTTGACCTGATATCAAAATATTTCCGTTGTCTCTGGGTCTACATATTTAGGTTTACAATAAGCTCTTACAGGTACAGGAAATGCCTCTTTGAAAGTAATCCCTGCGGTTCCTTCAATACCTTGTAGGCTAATACTTCGGGCAAAGTATGTGCATTTATTTACATCAGCCCACACACCATATTCTTCTGTCTCTATAACAAGACTGTCAGCAGTTAGTGTCTCTAACATTAATGCAAACACCAACTGTTTCACCTAATAACCTTGTCCTTTACATCAACCCATTGAACCTGACAACGACAGTCTACAGGCTCGTACTTATTACTGGGTCTTGATAGTTCTTGACACATATAAATACAGTGTGACTTCTTTAAATAATAAAGTGTCTGCTCATCAACTACTTCGCCATTGACAAAGAATAGAAGGGCAAACACCATTTTCATTGTTTAGCCAGTAGTGCCTGTACTAACGCAGAGATTTGATCGTTAGTCTTTTCCTGTATCTTCTCTTGTCTAGCCAATGACTCTACAATTGCATCAACCTTAGTCTCTGTTACAGCTTGTGCTTGTCCGTTTTCAGCGGCCTTCTTAGCAGTCTCTTTAACTATGACTTCAATTCTTTTAACTTCCTTAGTAGTAGTCTCTGCATTAGCCTGTGCCGCACCGTAAGAGATAGCACCGACAAACAAACTGACTACTAATGGAATAGCCCAAGTAGGAATTACAATACCTTTATCACTCACCACGGAACCTCCGCTACAACTGATGGAGCCTTAGACTCAGCTATTTGATTAGCAATAGAAGCCTCAATGTCACTAACAGTAATCTGAGCACAAGCCTTTACCCAGCCAACAGCCATCTCTTCTGTAATGTCATCAAATGCTACAAAGTCATCTGAGTCTGCGTCTGGTGTAAAACTGCAAGTACCATAAGAACTACCGTAATGACTTACTGCGTCATCACCAGTTCCTACTTCCTCGCTATCACTTGCTCGCCAGTGTGCAACGATTACACCATCATCGCTTGAGTTTCTTTCGAGCTGTACTACTGTCCATACTACTGCCATTTTGCTATTCCTCTAGTTGAGCGACACGTTGCCGCAGTGATTGAATTTCTTTAATTAACATTGGTACTAATTTACTGTAGTCAACACCCATCATGTCATCTGGAGTGTCACCCTGTGTTACCGCATCTGGTGCTACTTCAAGTAACTCTTGAGCCACCATGCCGTAGTCTTGATGCTCACCGTCTGCTTTCCAATCAAACTGTCTGACTTGGATAGCATCGACTTTAGAACCTGAGTCATCAGAGTCTTTGATGTTTTCTTTAAGTCTTTCATCGGATGAGGTGTTGTATGCTGTAGCACTTGTAGTACTGCTGATGCTACCGACATAGGGGCTTCCGCTTATGTTCGTAAAGCGAATCATAGTTGCAGTGCCAGAGAAGTCTCTAACTAACTCCATAGAAGGGACACTATTACCGCTTGGCGATCCGTCTAAAGTAATTCCAGCGTCTCCAGCGGAAGTACAGCCTATAAGGAATTCATTGCCTGATGTGATTCTTGCGGATTCTGATGCGGCTGTAATAAAAGTTATATCGTTTGCGGCTCTTGAAAAACCAGTTCCACTTGCCGCGCCTGTAAAATGGATATCGGGGTCAGCGGCGGCTTGTCCACCTACCAATCTAAGTCTACTTCCTATGTTAAAACTTCTATCCGTATTTAAGTTACCAGAACCTGAACTCCATAAACTTACGCTACTTGCGGCAGACCTAAACTTTATACCCCCTGCGGCAGTTGTGTGGTCAGCTAAAGTTATTTTTGCGGTTACTGTGCCAGTACCAACTCCCAAATTTACACCACTAGCAAAACTTGCAGTTCCATCCGTCTTGATAAAGAAGTCAGATGAGCGAGTACCACCGCCAAAGCCCATGCCGTAGGCTGATACTGAGATGTTGCCTTTTGTTGTGCCGTCACGGCGAAAGTCTACGATAGTGCCATCGCTACTTAGTCTGTTGATTTCTGCTACCGCTATGCTGCTTGCTGTCAGTCTTGTAAGACCGCTTGCCGCCAATACAGTGCCAGCAATCCCGCCAGACGTAGAAGTCTTACCCACCAAAAGATTACCGCCCGAAAACCTAGCGTTTTCGGAAGTACCGCCAAGAGTTAAAATACCACTACTACTTCGCACATCAGACGCACCAATAGTAACTCCATTAGCTGTAATGTTGTTTATAGCTGAAACTGCACCAACATTTGCCGTCCCTGATAGGTAGAGGTCTTTGAAGCGCGCGCCTGATACACCTAAACTAACAGCGTTATCTCTGTCTGCGCCTGTAGACATGTTAAAAGGCCAGATAGCATCATCACCTGCAACAAATCGCAAACCTGTATCCGCATTACCTATTGTAAGGTCTGCACCATTTTCAACACCAACGCTACCTACGGTTACGTTATCTTTTTGGAAGCGTATAACCTCTCCATCGTTTGGACCAGTTCGGTTAAAGATGGCTGTGTTTGCACTTGGTCCTGATGTGACACTTATGAAACTAGGCGCAATTCTAACGCCTGTTGTTGTATTGTCAGTAGCAGTCTTACCCACCAAAAGATTTCCATCAGCCGTCAGCGTCATGTCATGATTTGTGCCGTCAGGAGTCCAACGACAAGAGCCGTCAGCATTGATGCGGAAGCGTTCTGAGCCATTGGTTCTAAACTGTATACGCCCACTGCCAAGCATATTGATATAAGTGTCGTCACCGTGAGGGCTAATAAATGCACCAAAAGAAGCGTTATTAAACTTAACATTACCAGCTACTTCTAATGGATGACTAGGATTATCTAGCCCAATACCCACGCGACCGTCATGCGTAATACGCATGGCTTCTGACCAAATTATGGCTGTGCCTGCGGTGCCTGATGCGGCGTAGTGCCAAGTGTGCGCCCCGTTTGATTGCGTATATCGCGTTGCCTCGTCTGTTTCTTTGTAAATCCAGTTTGTTGCGTCGCTATTTAAATACGCATTGTTTGCAAGCCCAAGAGCGTTAGTATCTGCTGTTGTTGTATTTCCAAAAATACTAGACGATACGCCCAAATCAACAGCCGTGTATCCCGTGTAATGAGAATCTGTAGTAACGCCAATACCAACATTCCCTGATGAGTCTATTCTCATGCGTTCTGAGCCGTTGACTTGGAAATTCATACTAGTATCGTCAGTCGCGATGCGTCCGTTATAAGCATTATCAGCGTTATTCCTAAAGCTAACAGAAGCATTACCATCGCTAACTCTACCTTTTAACCAAATGTGATTACCAGCAGTGTCATAGACTCTTAACTTTCCTGCGGCAAATGTATCGTCACCAATACCCACGCGACCCTGATGAGTCTATTCTCATGCGTTCTGCGGAATTTGTGATAAGGGACATAAAGTCCGAACTATGGTCGTAACGAATCTTCCCAACATTTAAACTTGCGGTATCTCCAAAAAATACTTGTGAAGCACCATTTGCTGATTGCAGAATTAAGTTATTGTCTCCAGAACTTTGATAAACGTGCAACTCACCACTAGGCGAGCAACCAATACCAACGTTACCTGATGAGTCTATGCGCATGCGCTCTGTGGAACCAGTGCCAAGAAGTAACGGATAAGTTGACCTAGAGGCAATCATAAAGTCAGTTATGTTTCCTGACCCAGAAATTCCTTTATTAGAGCCCACATCTCCAAACTTAGTACCACCTACAGCCCAAATTGCATAAGAGCCATTAGCGTGTGCGCTTTCTAATTGCGCTACAGCTTGTTGATTTGTTTTGATATGGAAAGGAGTTGCAGGAGCAGTGGTACTTCCCACCATAAGGGAGCCGTTGGGGATGTTTGTATTTCCTGATGCGCTAATGGTAAGTAAATTGTCAGCCGCCCAATGTCCAAACGTAAGTAAATTAGAGTTACTTCCGTCTCCATTGTATTTAAAACCAATGTAGCCTGAGTTTTTTGCGCTTCCCTCTTTTCCTACAGCAATTAAATTTATTTCACCAGTAGTGAGATTTGGGGCAAACGCATTTATTGCATGGTTAAAGGTGTTACTAGATGTAGTTGTTAATGCAACGGTTGGTGCAGTTGCGTCACCAATTTTTTCTACAGTAAGCCCTGTGCTTGTCACGCTACCTGAGAAGACTGATGAGCCGTCAGCGTTAATTCTTAGTTTTTCGCCCCATGTTCCAATGTTTCTGGTTGAAAATACTAAGTCACCGCTTCCTGATCCAGAGTCAACGCAAAATATTT